GAAACGTCTTATTCTGCTGTTGATGTTAGCTAGCCCAGCCGCCGCTAACACAATTACTCCAAACTTCACCCAGGGTAGTATGCAATCCACCACGACTACCACTGTTGACATTGATCGTACTATTACGACAAACATCTATGGTGGTGACTATGACTCATGGTCTGGCACAAATGTAACGCCAAGTGGCGACATCTTGGATTCATCGACAACTTATTCCGTACACACAGCGGGCGATCAGTTCCAACTGGAGGTTGTAAGCCGGTCAGCAGGCGTAGTGGAGAACATCGTCATCGAAGAACTAATCGAATCAACCTCTACCACTACCTCGCTGTCGGTCTTCTCTCAGTAAGTCCTGCACTTGCAGCAGAAGATCCTACAGTACAAAATAGTTCTAACCCCGTGGCCGCAGCAACTGGCAATGTTACTAATCAGGCGGTGCAATTTCAAAACAATGGTGCACCTTCACGACAGTATTTTGCCCAGAATGTGAGCTGCAATGGGGCCACTATGCAGTTGAGTCCATTCTATATGGGCAACGATACTATTCCGCATGACTATACAGGATATGTGCGGAGTAACAACTTTGGTATGCAGATCAATTTTGCTATTCCCTTAGATGGCAGCATGATTGAACTGTGTAAAAGCATTGCACGGAGGCACGAACAAAAACTTAGGCTTGATTATGAACTGGTACGTGCACTAAAGTGTACAGAAATTATGAGAAAAGGGTTTACTTTTAGACCCGGCAGTCGTGTCGAAGTTCTTTGTCACGACGTTGTACCTATTGTATCCTTACAAAAAAATGATTGAAGCGGCTGTATCGGCTGCTGTTGCAATAATTGCAGCCGGTGCTGCTCTGACAAACCGCATACATAGCAGAATGTCAGACTTAGATCGACGGATTGACACCTTTGAACTACGTATTGCCACTGGATACGTGCCAAAGGAAGAATTCACAGCAGCCATTCAAAAGATAGAGGATCACATGATCCGTATCGAAACTAAAATCGACAAAATTGTAATGAAGAATGGCTAACAAAAAGAAAGCCACCGAAGATCAGTTTAACGAACTCCATAACTTAGTCACTAAAGAGTTTCTCAGCCGGATTAAGTCCGGTGAAGCGACGACGCAAGACCTAAAAGCTGCCTGTGACTGGCTTAAAACTAATGACATTAGCGGTGTTGCTATGGAAGGCAACCCATTGTCTAAGTTGGCAGCAGTTATGCCAGAGATTGACCCTGATCTTGTCCAATCTAGGCTATATGGCCGATGAAAACATCTACGTACTACAAGCAAAACCCTGCTGCACGCAAACGCCGCCTAAAACAGCAAGGTGACTACAACAAAACTAAAAAGGGACTCATGATCCGCACTGCTGCTAACAAGCTTAACCGCAAACTTGGCACATACGGTAACGGAGACGGTAAAGATGCCTCACATACTGGGCCTGGCAAAGGTAAGACAGAGACAGCATCTGCCAACCGCCGTCGTCCAAGAATGAAGCAACGCTACGCATGACCCCTTTACTTCCAACGCCTGACCACTACTTACAAAATCTAATAACCATGACGTCCTCTGAAGCCAAGCGCCTTTGGAGGCGCAGCATCAAAGAACACTTTGGATGCACATGTGTTTACTGTGGAGAAACCTATGAATTACACGAACTTACTTTGGATCATGTTCACCCTAGAACCTTTGGTGGTGAAGATATTACAAGCAATCTCGTACCTAGTTGCAAAAAGTGTAATCAGGCAAAAGGAAGTAGCAATTGGTTGTCTTGGATGAGACAAACATTTGGAATCAACAAACTAAGAGAAACTCTGATTCTATCTCACATTAACTGATGAAAAAACCTGATCGCAAAGAATTTAGGCGAGAGTACGGGCCACGGGCTCCGATGAAGTTTGCTGCGGCAATGCAAAAGTACCGCAAATCGCAATCTAAAAAGAAAAAGCTAGGACCGTCAACTCCTTCCACATCACGGATTGGCAAACTTACTGATCCTATGGTGCAGCGGCGTCAAGCTGCAGAGAAAAGGTCTTTGACTTCTAAAACAACAACAACAGTCAAAACACCTAAACCTGTAGAGCCTAAGACACCTGCAGCTACTGGCTCTAGCACAAACACTAGAAAGCCAAAAACTACTCCCAAGCCTGCTGCTGTTAAAGAATCGACAAAAACTGAAGCAACCGGTTCTGGCATCAAAGGCAAGTTCCGTAAGGTCGGTGATCCTGGACCAAGCGTTACTAAGTCAAGGTCTAGTGGCGGTGGTCGTTCCGGTGCAAAACGCAAGACAGAAGATCCTCGTGTACGTTCTGTCAACCGCAACTTGCAGGAGGCAGCAGCGTCAAGGGCACGGCGTGAACGTAAAGAAGCATTCAAAGCTCCGTACGGTGGTATTGCATCACGTCCCCCCGCCAACCCCAAAGAAGGTGACATGTACAAACGCCCCTTCGGACCAGTAATGATTTACAAAGACGGCAGATTTATTAGGAAAAAGTAATGGCTAAACGTACTTACAATCGTCGCGGTCGTCAAACCGCAAAGACTCCGGTTCGCAATGATGGCCGCGGCCGCACACAACGTCAAACCGCTGCACGTGTTGCACGTGACACTGGTTCTAAAGATCGAGTTACCCGTGGTCGTGGTGTGACTCGCACTGCTACTGGTGCTCCTCGTGGTGCACAAGGTCCCGCTAATCCTCCCGTACAAGGTCCTAGCCGTCGCACACCTACAGCTATTGGTGGTGACACTGGACGTCGTATCCCAAAAAACAAATACGGCACCGCAGGTACGCCTAAGAGTGGCCCGCCAATGCCTAAAACTCCTAAGACTCCTGGCAAGGTTAGCGCCAAAAACGTTTCTAACCTCAAAGCAGCAGCACAAATGGTTGGTCTAGAACTTGCTGGCAAACTTGCACAAACTGCTGGTAAGACTGGTCAGTCTCGTATGTCACGTCTTGGCGTACAAGGTCCTGCTAAACCAGCTCCTGCACGTCGTGGTATGTCCAGCATGGGCAAAGACTACAAAGCAAAAGAAAAAGAAGCTGGACGTAAAGCTATCGCTTCTAACTTTGATCAGGCTTTTGCCGCTGCACGTCGTGCTGGTAAAAAAGAATTCACGTGGCGTGGTAAACGCTACAACACCAAGATGAAGTAAATGACCAACGTCGTCCTGGCGTTGCAGAATGATTTCAAGCTGTTCCTACAAGCACTGTGGCAGCAGCTTGATCTGCCCTCCCCTACCCGCGCACAATATGCAATCGCAGACTATCTTCAACATGGACCTAAACGTCTACAGATACAAGCTTTCCGTGGTGTGGGAAAATCATGGATTACTGGAGCCTTTGTTCTGTGGACGCTTTTCAATAACCCTGAAAAAAAGATAATGATTATATCCGCATCTAAAGAACGTGCGGATAACATGTCTATCTTCCTACAAAAACTAATTATTGAGACACCCTGGCTATCTCACCTACAGCCTAAGTCAGATGACTCTCGCTGGTCACGTATCAGTTTTGATGTCAACTGTAGTCCTCACCAAGCACCGTCAGTAAAGTCTGTCGGTATTACTGGTCAGCTTACTGGTAGCCGTGCTGACTTAATGATTCTGGATGACATAGAAGTACCAGGTAACAGCATGACAGAACTCATGCGAGAGAAGCTTCTACAACTATGTACAGAAGCAGAATCAATCCTTACACCAAAGGATGATAGCCGTATTTGCTATCTAGGTACACCACAGACATCCTTTACTGTCTATTCTAAGCTAGCTGAGAGGTCCTACAAGCCCTTCATTTGGCCTGCTAGGTATCCTAGGAAGGTAAGCCAGTACGAAGGCCTCTTAGCGCCGCAGCTAGTGGCCGATATAGATAACGGCGCTGAACCTTGGAACGTAACTGACCCTGATCGCTTTGCAGATGATGACCTCATCGAACGTGAAGCCGCCATGGGACGGTCAAACTTCCTTCTCCAGTTTATGCTGGATACATCTCTTAGTGACAGTGAAAAGTTCCCACTTAAAATGGCTGACCTCGTGGTCACTGCCGTTAATCCTACTTCCGCTCCTGATTCAATCATCTGGTGCTCAGACCCACGAAACGTCATCAAAGAACTCCCAACGGTTGGTCTACCTGGAGATTATTTCTACAGTCCAATGCAGCTACAAGGAGAGTGGCATCCTTACCAAGAGACAATCTGCAGTGTTGACCCGTCGGGTCGAGGCACAGATGAGACGGCTGCAGCTTTTATTAGCCAACGAAACGGTTTCCTGTACTTGCACAAAGTGTGTGCTTACAGAGATGGATACTCAGACACAACACTCTTGGACATTCTGAGACACTGTAAGAAGTACAATGTATCCAAACTTGTTATTGAGACTAACTTTGGAGACGGCATCGTAGCTGAGCTGTTTAAAAAACACCTTCAACAGACTAAACAAGCGATAGATGTCGAAGAAGTCAGAGCTAACGTACGTAAAGAAGACAGAATTATTGACGCTCTTGAACCGGTGATGAATCAACACCGTCTTGTCGTCGATAAAGACGTTATTGACTGGGACTACAAGTCTAATAAGGACGAAGCACCCGAAAAACGACTTCTCTATATGCTCTTCTACCAAATGAGTAGAATGTGTAGAGAGAAAGGGGCCGTCAAGCATGACGACAGGCTCGATGCACTGGCTCAAGGCGTCAAATACTTTACTGACTGTATGTCTATCTCAGCTCAAGAGGCTGTCAACCAAAGAAAACGTGAAGAATGGAATGACATCCTTAGAGCATCTATAGAAGACCCCCAAGGGTCGGCTAATCACCTTGTCCTTGGCATGAATAAAGACCAAAGACAACAAGCTAGACAAAACGGTGTCTATAACTGGGTTTCTAAGTAGTCTCAAGTAAGACACAATCCAATCCCACATGTATACAGGGAGAGGAGAGAAGGGTGGACTCGATCCTTCCTGTTAGGGACTGACTCGTCATCAACGCACCTACCGGTGCTAGCTGACAATCCAGTCCCTTTATTATTACTACTGTTATTCTCTTTTTGAATAACTAGGAAATGTGTAAGTATTTTATTTAAGTAGACTCTTACAATTATAACATATATAATATATATAATATACATGGACTTAAGCTTTCAATTAGATCAAGTTAAAATACTTAAATGTAAAGTATGTCAGGTAGAAACACCTGTCAACATTAACTATCCAATAACAGAAGTAACTTGTCAAAAGTGTTGGGCTAAACAAAAGTCCGATAAAAAATGACAAAAATGTGTGAAGCCTATCTACGTGCAGCCGTGGACCCAGCTACCCCCATGCCGGTCCAATTTTTCGCGTTCAGTCCAGTCCAGACCGGGTGCAGGCCAGCGTGAACCCAGTTGTAGCAAGGGTTTTGGGCTGCTTGCGTACCTGTTGTAAAGGCAGATACGCGGGGGGGAGGGGGATATATCTACACAGAACCGTGTCAGATCCGTGCCATGCTCTGCCTCTCTCAATCTCACTCAATCTGTCGCGACTCATAAGCCAGCCTTATCACTACTGATAAGCAAGACTTATCGCACTGGGGGTTGACACTGGCACTGATCAGGGCAAGGATGGCGTCAGCAATCAACCACTGCTAATGACCACAACCGACCACCGGGCAGCTATTGCCCTCTGTGAGTCCCTGGATCAACTTCAGGAGTACGTGCAGAAACAGCCCAAAGCTCTTGACGTTGTCTTTGACGTCTGCGAACACTGGGTTTACGAAGCTCTTGTCATCCGAATCGAGGGAGAGTGCTGAGATGACAAAGCGTTACTCACTCAGCTTCACTCGTGACCAGCTTGTAGCCCTCGCTGATGCTTTGGAGGGCTACCACACCGACACTTTGACGCCAGACGAGCTGACAGCCCACGACAACGTGACACGCCGCGTATTCGATGCTGTCGCCCGCTCAACCGGTGACATTGACCAACTTGTCCTGTCCTGATCATGCTCGACACCACACTTCCATTCCCTTACCAGTCAGACCAGCAACTAGCCGACTGGCAAGAATCACAATCATCTGACGATGATCGATTCGATGACAACGGCTACTGTCAGTCCTTCCTGGCTCACACTGACGCTGAGGGCAATGTCTCCGAATCAGTCCTTGAACAGATCTTTGATGAACACGGTTCAGACCTTGCCGACTTCACAGAGTCCTTGCAACATGATCAATCCATGTTTAATGGCGTCTTGATCCTCAACTGGCTGGGCTACTGATCATGAAGTTCTTTACGTTCTATCTCACTGCCCTCTTCTTTGTCTTGTTCGGTGCTGCCCAGTTCGCTGATCACATTGGCGCTAAGCAGTGCGAACGGATGACGTCAATGAGTTACGACCAATGCCGTCAGATCAAGCCATGACCCTTTATGAACTCCGAGACCGTGTCTTCATTGGTAGCAGCATCGGCTACTACAAAATGAATGTCATTGAAACGTTTGAGGATCGTGATCTAGCAC